CCTCGCCAAAATTCGTAAGGAATAGAAATATACGATAACAATGGTAACTTAATTTTAGTTTCATTCTGAATTCTTGTTGGAATTGGATTCATAGGATATGAAGCTACAACTTTTCCTATAGCATCAGAGATGTTAACATTAAATGATCCGAGATACGAAAGTTTCTTGAACAAATAATCAAATGACATTTCATCTTCAGTCGTAGCAAAAGTATCTTGATCAATCGGTGCTATATCAGAGCCTTGCAGAGTTAATTTATCTATTCTTTCTATACCAGTGTTAAAATTCATTGGTTGAGTAGACAGTACTTTATTTGGTTCGCTGGTTTTTGGATCAATAGGCTTATCAAGCCCTAATAATCCTAGTCCAGCGTCAATTACAGTACCGACTATATTACTTGGCATAACAGAATTGGCAATTTTGGCAATACTTTGTAATGGTCCAGGACCAGCAGGTTTGTTTTCTGATGATTGAGCTTTAGCTCTCATATATCTTGTCACTCCGCTAATTCGCGGCATTTTGAATTTATTATTAGAAAACATAGAAAATACACTAACTGAAACAGTATCTGAAGATCCTGTTGATAGTTGAATTGGATTTAAAACAGTTAAATACACGTATCCAAGTGTATTTTCTTGAAATACTGTAGTTATATCTTCTATATTAAGGTATGAATATGGAGAATTATAAGGAATTGTCATTTCAGCATTTGTATTAGCATTAGCAAATAAATAATTAGTTGGATTAATCGAAAGAGCTGCAAAATTATTGACAAGATTAGAATCTATGTATCTTTCATTCGTTAGAGGAACATAGGTAGCCATCAAGCATCCAGATACATTTGGAGCTCCAGCTACTTGAAAGATTAATTTAACAGAACCATTCCAATAGATAAAACTATTAAAAGGGGCAGATGTTAACGCATTAACATCCACTAGATCTTGTGGAACTCTAAGTTTAGCTAATACAGTATGAGATGTTGCTGCAGCAGGCCATAAAACAGATGATATAAAATTTGGTCTTGCAAGCATTTTGTCTAAAGTCCAAGGTTGTTCCCTTATAACTTGGTCTCCATCTTTAAATTCAGAAGGAGCTTTTGTTCTACTAGCGACCGATGTTGTTGGTCGTTGAGATAAAGTAACACCTAATAAATTGGTGTTTTCAAATTGTGATGTTTCTGACTGTGGTTTCGTGTTAATATTTGTATTATTAGTAAGACTATTCATGTTTGTTATTATTTTGAAATTTTACATCTTTCTAGATGCGAAGTTTAACGTCATTCCGGACAATAGTCACGTTAATAAATTAGTTTAACACA